TTAATATTTATTAACTAAAATCTTTATTGTAAATAATTATACTATTTGTATATTTGCACAGTAAAAATTAAACAAATAGTATAATTAATAAATATTTAAATTATGAAGACATTGAATGAACAAGTTGACGAGATTAAGAACATGAAATGCTCTAAGGCAACAAAGAAAGCTGCTTTCATAAAGTTAGGTTTGAGAAAGTATGAAATAGAACTTCTACTTTCAGAACTGCCGAAACCTATAAGAGAATCACACAAGTTTACTTTTGGCGTTGAGATAGAATGCCTTGTCGCTGCAAGCATTATGCGTGAATGTGCGACAAGAAACGCAATGCCATTTCAGTATGAGGGCTACAACCACACAGACAACAACCACTATTATAAGTTCGTGTCTGATTCATCCATAATGGGCAGCAACCCAATAGAATGTGTGTCGCCAGTACTTACAGGCAAGGCTGGCATGAAAAGCCTAGAAACCTGCTGCAAGGCTTTGAATGAGGCAAACGCACAGGTCACAGGTCTACAGGCCTTCATGTCCATATAGGCGCACAGAACTTGTCTGACGAGGCTTATATCAACGTATTTAAGAACTATCAGAAGTTAGAGAGTGTTATTGATACGTTCATGGCAAGGTCAAGGCGTGCCAACAACAGCAGATGGTGCAGAACACTACAAGGCTATGACTTTACATGGTGTACTACAAAATCAGACATTTTAGATGCTATGAACGGCAACAGGTATTTCAAGGTGAATGCATGTTCTTATTCACGCCACAGAACAATTGAGTTCAGACAGCATCAAGGCTCTACAGACTTTGAAAAGATTTCAAACTGGGTGAACTTTTGCGCTAAGCTGGTTGCATGGTCTAAGAAGAACGTATTGAGTTCAGAGGCTAGCTCAATTGACGAGATACCTTTCTTGACAGCCAAAGAAAAATCATTTTTCAAATCACGTGCCGAGGTTCTTGCATGAACCTCGCACAATTAAAATAAATTCAATATGTGTTGCATTATATACAAGCCTAAAGGTGTCCAGATGCCGAGCCTGGACATTCTTTCAAAAATCAAAAAACTCAACCACAACGGCTACGGTTTTGTTTCAACCAATCATTTTCATAAGGGTTTGGACTATCGTACATTCTTGCGCCACCTCTCGGAGGTCGGAGATGACGAAGACTGCATTATACATTTCAGACTTGCCACTCATGGCTCAATATGCCGGGCCAACTGTCATCCGTTTACAGAGAATGGCGTTTATTTCGCTCACAATGGGACTTTAAACGTTTACCCCGTTGGGGACATGACAGACAGCGAAATTGCCTTCAGAACGAAAATTTACCCAGAAATACAGCGGTTTGGATATGGAACAAAGCAGGCAGACTGGGCTATAAAGCAGATTTGCGGTTACTCAAGGTTTGCCATGATGTACCAGGGCGAAGTGAGATTATTTGGTGATTATAAAATACTGAATGGCATATACTATTCAAATTTAAGATGGTTATGAAAAGTATATTACAGTCTTTGAAAGAAAAGGTGTCATGTGGCGATATCACGATAAAAGAGGCAGCCATAAAGCTGCATCATGCAGGATGGACAAACTTCATTGACGTAGAGAGAACCAGACAATTGTTAGGTCTGAAAACACAGCAGACCAAATCATAAAGCAACATGCTTGTGAATTAATAACGAACAATTGGCTTATTGTTTCGTATGTGTAGAATTGTTATTCAAAATTGTCTTCATAATTAGGTATCTTTGTGAAAAGGTACCATCGCGGATTAGAGCAGTGGTCAGCTCGCTACTTTGACTTGGTAGAGGTCGCCGGTTCGAATCCGGCATCCGCAACTAAATAAAATATATATCACGATTATGGAAATACTTAATCTTATCATCAAACAGAAATTCTTTGACGAAATCCTGTCAGGCAAGAAACGTCAAGAATACAGAGAGATCAGACCAACAACACAAAAGAAATACTGCCAGCTTGACGCTGACGGTTTTTGTGTAGAGGTTAATGGTGAGCTGCAGCCGAGACACTATGATGCTATTCAGTTCTTTGTTGGCTACAACAAAGGCAGAACCAGCGCACTGGTAGAAGTCAAAGACGCAAAGATTGAGCTGTTTGAAGACGAGAACCACAACTTGATTGAATACACCCATCAAGGTGAGATTTATTTGGCAGCACAGGTAGTCTATAACCTTGGCAGAGTGATAGAAAAACATGTTTAATTTAAATTTTACGCTGAGTCAGAGTAAACAGAAGCACATTTTCAACAGGCGGTTATCGTGGTGGCCGTAGAGGCTTGACCACCGAAAATGGAGGCTTGTCGCAACGTGGCAGATTCATCAACCGCAGACAGCAGTATTATAACGTCCGTGTCGGACTTGGTTTGAATGGCGGATAATGACACTGCAAGACAGGACATACAGCTATATTGACCTCGTCAGACAGAAGACTGACGGGGTTTTACTGTTTCTATCGCTGGGTAAGGATTCTTTGGTATTACTGGACATGATCTACCCGAAGTTTGACAGAATAGTCTGCGTGTTCATGTACTTCGTCAAAGGCTTAAAACACATTGAGCGATGGATAGGCTGGGTAAAGGCCAAATATCCTAAAATAGAGTTTATTCAGGTGCCACACTGGAACCTGACCTACATTCTTCGTGGCGGTATGTATTGCGTACCCAATCCTAAAGTAAAGCTTCTAAAACTGGCTGATATAGTAAAAGCCATGCAGCTCAGATATGGGATTTATTACACGTTTTTAGGCATGAAGAAGGCCGACGGCATGAACCGCCGCCTGATGCTGAAAGGTTATGAAGCCAACAAGTATGAGAACAATGGCATGTGCTATCCCTTGGCCGACTGGACGCAGAAAGATATCCTGTCATACATGAGACAGAAAGGATTGCCTGAACCGGTGAGATATTCACTGAAAGCAAGTTCTGGTGTAGGCTTTAACTTGGATTGCATACTATGGCTGGAGAAGAACTACCCACAAGATTTACAGAAAATATACAAAGTGTTCCCGATGGCTGAGAGGATCATTTGGGAGCATAAACAAAAGCAATAGGCATGGAACTAAGCAAGTACATAAAAAGTGAATCGGTAGAACTTAACCGTTCCGCCATTCACTTTGCGGATTATAATCCCCGGAAGCTATCCGAGGAATCACGAAAAACGTTAAAACGGGGGATCAAGAAATTCGGTTTGGTTGGTGGAATCGTAGTCAACAAGCGGACCGGACTTACTGTTGTGTCTGGGCACCAACGCCTGACGGTTATGGATGAACTTCAAAAATTCCCGGAAAACGACTACAGGCTCCGTGTCGATGTAATTGACGTGGACGAAAAGCAGGAAAAGGAATTGAACATTATGATGAACAACCCGAACGCGCAAGGAACCTGGGATTTTGACGCTTTGGCTCGACTGGTCCCTGATATTGACTATCAGGATGCAGGACTAACGGCAGCAGACTTGAACATTATCGGTTGTGATTTCCTTCTCCAAACAGAAGAAGAAAACTCCATTGCGGACGCTTTGGAGGATATGATGGCTCCATTAACTGAACAGAAAAAAGCCGAGAAAGCTGCCAAGCAGATGGAAAGAGCCGAAAAGGTGGCACACATGAAGGACGTAAAGCAACAGGTAAAGGAAGCAGCCCAAAAGCAGGCTCAGGATATGGATGCTTACTTGATGCTCTCCTTTGACACATTTGAAGCCAAAGCTGCGTTCTGTGAAAGGTTTGGTTACGATCCTTACGCCAAATTTATCAAAGGCGAAGTATTCGATGAACAGGTAGAAAGAGTTGAATGAGGAATTAAAACAAGGAGGAATGCCGAGTTAGAAAGAAAACATATAGCCAGCTGTATCAACAGTCAAGACGAATAATGTACAACGCTGGAAGGCAATACGGGCTTGGTACAGACAGGCAAAGAAGTATAAGAAACAGAACGAGGTCTATAATGGAAAGATATGCAGCGAGAATAGACAGTTATTTTTCAAAGAGAGGAATTGATATCTATGGCAATAAGCCTGTTTCTCGCCGCATTTATATGGGTAACAATAACGGATGATTTGGTTATGAAAAGTGAATCTCAAAAAAGCAAACATACAGGACGAAAACCCAAATTTGACTACAAGAGCGAGGAGTTTCTCTCTCAAGTGGAAATGTATGCCAAGAAGGGATTCACGGACAAAGAGATTGCTTTCGCTTTAGGCCTATGCCCCCAAACATTCAGTGAGAAGAAGAGTAAGCACTGCGAATTAAGCGAAGTATTAGCGCGCGGACGTGCGACAATCACTGCTGCAGTACGTGCAAAGTTCCTTGCTATGGCCTTGGGTGGTATCAAGACGAAGAGTACCGTAGTTAGAAAGCTGAAAGACCAGGACGGCAATCTGACCGGCGAAGAAGAACTTCAGGTGAGTGAGAGCGAACTCGCTCCAAATCTTCAGGCCATGTCCGTCTGGTTGTATCACCATGACGAAGAGTGGAGAAAGGTTGAACGTCGGCAGGATGAGGACGCTGATATTCCTCAGGATATTTACCACGGAATTTCAATTGATTCATGGATTAAAGACAAGCTGAAATGATTGTTCCTCAAGAAATATATCATCCGTTATACACAGACAGGAATAAGTTCATTATCCTCATTACCGGTGGCCGTGGGTGTGAGACACCTACGCAAGGAATTATAATGTCTGATTTGACAATAAAGCAAATTAAAGATATTAAAGTTGGAGATTGTGTCATGGGTGACGATGGCACGCCCCGCAATGTCCTTGCTACGATGAAAGGCAGGAGCGAAATGTTCCGTGTCAGACAAACAAGTGCAGAAGATTACTTTGTAAATGATGCACATATCCTCAGCTTAAAGAAAAGTCAAATTTCTATAAATGAAGGAAGATACAATGACTTTGAAGAATACACGGATATGCGTATTACTGATTATTTGAATCGCAGCAATCGTTTTAAGGAACATTTTAGAGGATATAAGACAAATTCAATACCCTATAAAGAAAGTCCCGTTAAACTAGAACCATATTTGCTTGGCTTATGGTTGGGTGATGGAACAAGCATATATCCACAAATAACAACTCCTGATATAGAAATTGAACAGTATCTTAATGAGTATGCAGAAAATCACAATTTGCATCTTTCAATCAATGGAGTAAGAGGTAAAGCTAAGACATTCCGACTTGCCAAGAACTGTGGACTGACGAATCCCATAATGGATATTTTACGCCATTACGATTTGATTGGGAATAAACATGTTCCACAAGAATACATATCAAATAGTGAAAAAGTACGTCTAGAATTACTTGCAGGACTACTTGACACCGATGGAACGATGTGTCGCAATGGATATGAAATCACGCAAAAGAATGAAATACTTGCAAGACAAATAAAATATATTGCAGATACTCTTGGCTTTAGAACAAGTATTAACGAGAAGAACGCACGTTGTAGCGGAAAAGATTGCGGCAAAGTTTTTCGCGTTCATATCAATGGTGATACATGGAAAATACCTTGTAAGGTAGAAAGAAAAATTGTAAACAAAGCTGATGTTCATAAAAATAAAGATTGGCATTTGTCGCAACTTTCAATAGAGTCTGCTGGAATTGGAGATTGGTGTGGTATTTGTCTTGACGGAAACCAACGATATCTGCATTCTGACGGAACGGTTACGCATAATTCGGGCAAGTCTTTCAACGCTTCCACCTTTATCGAGCGACTGACCTTTGAGCAGACTCCAGTTGAGAAGATTGTCCATCAGATTCTATACACCCGCTACACGATGGTATCTGCCGGCATGTCTATCATTCCAGAGATGATGGAAAAGATAGAACTGGACGGCACCACGAAGTATTTCAAGACCACCAAGACGGACATAGTAAATCGGATGACCGGCAGTCGTATCATGTTCCGGGGTATCAAGACCTCTTCCGGGAATCAGACGGCGAAGTTGAAGTCCATCCAGGGTATTACCACCTTTGTCTGTGATGAGGCGGAGGAATGGACCAGTGAAGAAGAGTTTGACAAGATTATGCTCTCCATCCGTAAGAAAGGAATCCAGAATCGGATTATCATTATCATGAATCCCTGTGACTCTAACCATTTCATTTACAAAAAATACATCGAGAATACCCACCGCTTGGTCGAGATTGACGGCGTGCAGGTACAGATTTCTACACATCCCAATGTCCTTCACATTCATACAACCTACTTCGATAATATCGAGAACCTTTCTCCTGAGTTTCTGAATGAAGTCCAGGAAATGAAGGAGAAGAATCCGGAGAAGTATGCTCATGTTGTCATAGGACGCTGGGCTGACGTGGCCGAGGGTGCCGTGTTTAAGAAATGGGGCATCGTGGATGAGTTCCCGATGTGGTGCAAGAAAGTTGCTATAGGATTGGATTTTGGTTATACCAATGACCCCACAGCAGCTATCCGATGTGGAATCATAGACAATGCACTGTATCTGGATGAAATAGATTACCGTACCGGATTGCTTTCTGGCGACATCATAAAAGTCTTGCGTCCTTGGAATCTTAGAGTGATTGCTGACAGTGCGGATCCGCGACTTATTCAGGAAATCCACAACGGAGGCATCAAGATTTATCCAGTAGAAAAGGGGCAAGGTTCTGTCAATGCGGGTATTGACAAGATGCAGGGAATGGAGATGTACATTACCAGACGCTCCTACAACCTGCAGAGGGAGTATAGGAATTATGTCTGGGCAAAGGATAAGGACGGAAACTACATCAACGAGCCGGAAGACCACGATAACCATGGCATTGACGCTGCGCGGTATTATGTGCTGGGAGAACTTCTAGGCAGGATTATGAAACCGAAAGACATTTCAGGAGTATTTGGACATTAAATTTTAGTATATGAGAACTTTAGAGGAAATTTTAGCGATACCTGAGATAGAGAGAAAAATCTACTATCTGAAGAAAGGAAGAAAAACAGAACTTCCCAATGCTCATGCCCTTTATAATGACTGGAATCCAAACAGGCATGAGATAGTGATTGACGAGGAGAAATACCCAAAAATAAAAATCACCACCAAGCCTGAAGAAAGAATAACCGACCCGACAACAGGTAAAGAATACATTGAGCCGGCGGTTAAGAAAGAAGTTGAACCAAATAGAATAGCCCTTCCAATCGAGCAGGACATCGTAAACATTCAGACAGCTTTCACAGTAGGAACAGAGCCGACGCTTGACTGTCAGCCGGACCAGTCAGAAGAAAGTCTTCTTTCAGCTTTGAAACAAGTGTTCAAGAAGAACAAGCTGAAGTATCAGAACAAAAAGGTTGTCAGAGCATGGTTGTCAGAGCAGGAAGTGGCAGAATACTGGTATGTGGTGAAGGACGACGGCTTCTGGGCAAAGCTTAAGCGCAAGGTTGCCGGAATCTTCGGCAAATCAAAACCAGAATATCGTCTGAAGAGTGCCATCTGGTCCCCGTTCCGCGGAGACAAGCTCTATCCGTTCTTCAATGACAATGGAGATTTGGTAGCCCTCTCCCGTGAATACAAGAAGAAAGATTTGGATGATGTGGAGATTACATGCTTTATGACCATCACCAAGGATATGGTTTATCAGTGGGAACTGACAAGTAATTGGACAGACAAAGGATCGTTCGCTCATGGATTCAAGAAACTCCCTGTAATTTACATGTACCGTCCGGAAGCGTATTGTGAAAAGATCAAGAGTCTCCGAGTAAGACTGGAGAAACTTCTTTCCAATTATGCGGACTGTATCGACTACCACTTCTTCCCTATCCTAATGTTATTTGGAGATGTGCAGAATTTCTCTGGTGAGTTCAAGAACCGGGTGGTCGAGCTGACCGGGCAGGGAGCTAATGCCCAATATCTGACATGGAGTCAGGTCCCTGATACAGTTAAATTCGAGGTTGAGACCTTACTGAGTCAGATTTATGGATTAACCAATACGCCGCGTATATCCTTCGACGCGCTGAAAGGTACAGGCAATGCTGTTTCCGGTGTAACTTTCGATTATGTATTTATGTCCACCCATCTGAATGTGGAGAATCTGAACGAAACTGTCGGCGAATTCATGCAACGGCGTGTAAATTTCCTGACTTCCGCTTTAGGCTCAGTTAATACAACTCTTGAAGCAGCCTCCGAGACAATTGATATAGATGTTCAGATGCAGCCATATAAGCTGGAGGACATCAAAGACAAGATTGACACAGCCATCAAAGCCAAAGATGGTGAAATATGGTCGCAGCAACGGGCTATTACTTTTGTGGGGAACGTGGATTCTGTTTTGGACGAGATTGAAGCCATCAAGGAGGAGCAGGAAGAAAAACAGAAGAATGACATTGAGAAACAAAAGAAAATTAATGAAATAAACGGAAAGAATCGTTTGTAAAATAATACTATTTGTATTATGTAGTATTGCAGTATCTCTATTTATTATAAATATAGTAAAAATACGAATATTTATTTTGTACTTGTTCGTATTTTTACTATATTTGCATTGTAATTAAGTCGTAAACGCTATGAGTTACAAATCAGTTAAAGAGGTTGTAACTATGTTGCTTGACAACGGCTTCATTCTAAAGAGCCAGAAGGGCAGCCACATGAAGTTTGAGAAAGATGGAATAACGGTAGTCGTTCCGAATCATGGAAAGAAAGGCGTTGAAAAAGGCACTTATTACAGCATTTTGAGGCAAGCGGGGCTGAAATAGCCCCCGCCTCTTTTGTTAAACTATAAAATGGAGGTCAATATGAGAACTGTAGAAGTGATTGTCGAACATGCTGGGAATAATCTCAGTGCTTACATTGAAGATGCTCCAGTTATTACGGTCGGTAATAACATAAGGGAAATTGAGGAGAACATGAAGGAAGCCATAGACTTGTATCTGGAGGACAATCCGAACCCTTGTGAGGTTCTCAAAGGAGAGTTTACTCTGAAGTTCAAGATAGATGCTGCTACCTTCATCAACTATTACAGCAGTATCTTCACCAAAGCTGCTTTGAGTCGGATAACAGGAATTAACGAACGCCAGTTATGGCACTATGCGGCAGGAGTACATAAGCCACGTAAACAGCAATTAGAAAAGATCCAAAAAGGTATTAATGCCCTGACGGAAGAACTGGCGGCTATAAACTTATTATAATTATGATAACTGTAAAGAGTAAAAAGGAATTAGAGAATGCCATTAAAGCAGGGCATAAAGAGATTTATGTTTCGGGTAAAGACCTACAAGCGGCATGCTATTTGGCCTGTAAATACCAGAACCTTAGATCTGCAATGTCATCAATTGCTGCAACCATTATGAGCAAGGTAGGAAAAACTGCTGTTATATCTGAGAGTACAGCAATTATTATAACATTATTTATCTGTATAACAGCAGTTTCAATAGTCGCAATTATATATAAATGCGATGTTGAGATTGATTATAAAAATGGTAAACTTTTTGTTAAACAAAAATGAAATAATTAATAAAAGCGTGATTACCCCAGTAGTCACGCTTTATTTTTGCCTAAAAACGAACATTCCCCTAATTGTTTCGTATCGTTAGCCTTAAAATTTCCCCTTCCTTTTTTCTATAAGTAAATTTACCGTATGAAATTATTAATCAAACTCATACGGTATGACAATCTTTGAAAAAATCTTGGCAGGACTGCAAACGAAGTTTCCGGGTGTGGACACTGCTACACTTACCCGTATAGCTACGAAAAAGGCTGAGGGTGTAACGGACGAAACGAAGGTAACCTCCATTGTCGAGGGTATCTCTTTTCAGGACGTGATGCAAAATTATGGTGATTTCCGTGCAGGACAGGCTCAGACTTCCGCTGTTTCAAACTACGAGAAGAAGCATAGACTGAAAGACGGAAAACCAATCGAGGACCCGGAAGAAAAGAAAGACGAAAAGAAAGATGAGAAAAAAGACGAAGTTCCTGCATGGGCTCAAGCTCTAATTGATTCCAATAAAAGTCTTTCTGAAAAACTGTCTGCATACGAAGCAGAAAAAGCGCAGGCGCAGCGCAATTCTCAGATTTCGGAGGTAGCAAAAAAGTACGGTATTCCCGAATTTATGCTGAAGGACCGCAACATTCCAGAGAACACGGACTTGGACACTTATTTCAAGGACATGAAACAGGATATGTCTAACAGCGGCTTCAAATTCGCACAAGCCCCTGAAACTGCAGAACAAAAGCAGGATAAGGAAGCAAGCGAGTTCGCCAAAATGATTGAGGCGGACACCAAACAAATTGTCGAACAAAAAAACAAGTAATTTATGGCAGCAGGATTTAAGTATAACATTGAGCCGGAACCGTCAATCGAGGAACGTTATGATGTTTCTACAGGTGTAAGACGCAGAGGCCCTTATAAGCTGGACACGACCAACCTTGTTGTTGGCTCGTTTTTACCATCCTTTACACCTATTGCCGCTGACCTGGTGAAGAAAACAGCCCAGGTGGCAATCCGTGTAGAAGTATATGAGAAGTTCACAACAGGCTCCAATACCACGTTGAAGATTAAGAAAAACTCTTTGGCTTACAAAGGTATGCATCTTGGTAACGGTGCACATGGAGCAACCATTAACGACATTGACAAATCAGACAAAGCCTTCGATAAACTGACGTTGGCTGCCGACTTCGGCGAAACTTTAGAGGCCGGTACAGTACTTTATGAAGCTACAGAAGTTAGCGGTACTACACCTAAAGTTATTGCAAACTCCGCCTTGTATGAGAGGAAACAAGTAGAGAATGGCATTGTACTGGTTGCCCTTTTGATGCGTGCGTTTGAAATAGAACCTACCAAGTTAGCCATGCCATTCTCAGACATCGACAAGGCCAACATGCCGCATTTCCAGTTCAACGCTGCAGGTGTTCAGTCACCAGCTGGTGTTTCATATGAACTGCCTGAAGCCTCGGATTCCGTAATGGGAGGAATTCAGTTAGGATTTACCCAAAGCGGAAAGAAATATCCGGTGGCATTGGAAGGCGGCAAAGCTTATGTCGAAGTTCCGTGGACAGACAATAACACTACCTATCAGGCAGCTAACTCAAGCACCTTGGGACTGGTAAAACAGGGTGCAAAAGTTGATGATGCTGCAGGCGGAGATGAAAAAGACAAAATTAATGCTCTTCTTGCATCATTGAGAGCAGCTGGTATTATAGCAAGTAAATAAAAAAGGAGAACAAAGATATGATGCTAACTATTTATACACTGTTTAACGATCCTAATATCGTAAGTGCCGTTATCCAACGCGTCCTTCAGACTCGTAAGGATACGATCTATTGGCAGCAGTACCTGGACTTCCGTAGAACGACAACTCGTGTGTTCAAAGACTATATTGGTCAGGTTACTGGCGTGATGGCCGGTTCTATCAACTCACGCTACGGGGAGAAACCTATCCGTGAGCGCAGGAACATCGGTTCTGGATATGGTGAGATTGCCTATTTAGGTGACCGTTACCAGATTTCCATTGACCGCTTGTCAGAACTGCAGGACTTGGTTGACAAGTTCAATGCCGCAAAGACTGCCGACCAAGTTGCCGCCATGCAGGACATCGTGAATTTCATCTACGATGACTATCGTCAGGTACTCCTTGCCGCACATAAGCGCATGGACATCGTTGTCGGTTCATTGCTGATGACAGGTAAGGCTCAAGTGAAAAACAAGGACGACAATGCCGGAGGAATCGACCTGCTGGATATCGAACTTCCGTTCAAGTTCATTACCCCCGAAGCCGGAGCGAAGGCCAACTTCATCACATACCTGCAGCAGCAGATTAATGAATTGAAGGCCACTTACGGCAACTTCCCGAAGATGATTATGTCACGAGGAACATTCGTGAAAAATATTATCGGTTCGAGTGAGTTCGGTGATAAGTTCAAGATGCAGCTTACCGGTAACGAGATGTATATGTCAACCGGATTGATTACCTCTCAACTGGCTTCCACCGTCTTTACTGGTATTGGTCTGCCGGCTATTGAAATCAAGGAAGATTATGTTCTTGACCAGTCTGGCAAGAACGTGCAGATTTACGCCGATGACCATATTACACTGCTTCCTCAGGATAAGGTTGGTTACATGCGTTTCCACACTCCTTACGAAGCTGTTGACGGTGTACCGGGCCGCAACTATACTCAGGCTGACGGTGATATGCTCATCTCCGGTTACAAGGATGGCAACGGCCGTTATCTGGAATACACCGCGGAGTGGATTCCGCAGATTGCGAACCCGAACCAGATTGTGAACATCGACTTGACAACAATAAACGCATGACAGTAAAAGACTACATATCACAGAAGTTTCAGACCTTCGGCATCAATTTGTCGGAGGCTGACCTTTTGGAGATAAGTCTGTCTTCAGGAATAAGCGGAGAGGATGAGATGGACCTGTCAAACATCGGTCTCGTGTCGGTAGCTATGGCGAAGTTCATCCCCTCTCTATTACTTAGAGCCACTTCAATCAGCGAAAACGGTTTCTCTATGTCCTGGAATACTCAGGGCTTGAAGGAATACTATTCTTTCTTGTGTAAGAAGTACGGACTTGAAGACACGCTGTCAGATAAGCCTAAAGCCAGATTCCTATGATATTTGCTCCACATACATTACAGGTTAAGGTCTTTACTCCGATGAAAACAGACGAGTTCGGCCGGCCCATTCCCGGAACCGGTGAAGAAAGCTGGCAGGAAATATGTCGGTGCCGCTGTGATGATAACTCAACAAAAGAGTTTACTTCGGAGAACGGCGAGGTGTACCGACCGAATTATCACGTAGTCTGTGAGAAGAAAATCTCTCTGAAGGCTGGTGATGAAGTCAGATGTATGGACGGTGAGAATATCCGGGGAACTGGCAAGGTTTACATGGTTAAGAATACAAATTATTTTGGTTACTCAGAGATATGGCTGTAAAATTTGATTTTTCTGATGTTGATAGCTTTTTCGAGCAAGGCTATGCCGAGGTTAAAGCTGTTGAAGAAAAGGTTGGTAAGGAAGCTGTCAATTATGCGATAGAGCATGGCAGTTACCAGAACCAGACCGGCACACTCCGTAAATCAAACAAGTATGCAGTTCAGGATGATGGACTGGAGTTAAGGAATGAAGCCGAATACGCTTCGTTCGTTGAATCCAAAGGTTATGAAGTCTTGACTGGTGCAGCCCTATTTGCTGAGAAACGATTGAAGGAGGAAATCAAATGATAGTAACCACTGACATAGCGAACATACTTTACCGTGATTGCCAGCCTTTCGGAATATCCATCATACCTCATGGCAAGAAACTTACGGGTGAATTGAAGTCTGAAAGGATTGTTATTCACTCAAAAAGCCAACAGCCGGGCACGTACTGGAAGAAGTCTTTTGTTGAGGTGAACCTCTGTGTTCCTGATCTGAAGGAAGGTGAAGCCAATACCATCCGGTTGAACGAACTGGAGAAACAGGCTCAAAAGCTGTTTGACGGCATAACCGGACGTTATGACGATACTACCTATCATTATTCCATCGAGTCAATTGGAACAGAGGAAGACACAGCCTTAAAGTGTCATTATGTAAATGTAAGAATTTTATTTGAAGTTTTAAACGTGAAATAATATGGCAGAAGCAAAGAAAATCACAGCCGTGAATATCAAGAAACTTTGGTATGGAGAAACAAGTGCTATCACGGCTGATTTGACCGGACAGGCCTTGCATACTCTCTTGCAGGGTGAAACCTTGAAAGAGGTAAAGAACATTCATCAGGACACGTGGACGCTCGAAGAAGCAGAAGCTAGTCGTACCAACTACAAGAACCAGCTCACAGGCCAGACTTACCGTAGTGATAAGGATATGGGCGATGTGACTGTCAATTTTACTATTGGTGAGTATAATTACCCGACCAAGAAAGACTTGATGGGTGGTGATGTCATCAACACGGACAAAGGTTGGAAGCGTGCAAGAGGCAAGGTGAACATCGAAAAGTTGATTGTATCCCTGACCGATGACGATCAGTATTGCGTGATTCCTCGCGCTGACATCGGTGCCCGTGAAGCAACCACAGACAAGGCTATTGGCCTTCCTGTAAGTGCAGTAGAGTTGGAGCCGAAAGATCCTGCCATTGCTCCAGAATACTGGTTCGATGCAGAAGAGGTTAAAGAAGCATGAACTGATGTGAAGGTCATAGCGACGCCTTCTGATGCGACAGTAAAGCTGGATGGGCAAACGGTCAAGTCCAAGAGGGTGAAATCTGGGACATCCGTTTCTTATGAAGTGTCAAAGGCCGGCTATACCACTCAGTCAGGAAGCATACCAACCTCTCTGTCTGATGCCTTCAAGACTGTAGAAAAGGAAATTACTCTCATTCAAGAAGGTGGCGGTTAGTTTTCAGAATGTTTAACGGGTGTGGCTTCGGCTTCACCCTTTTTCTTTTAAGATATGAACAAAGGAGCAAGAATAATATCAGAATCCATTATCGGCAGTGATTTCAGAACAGTATTTGTAGCCGGGAAAGTTTATACGGTCTACCCTCCTACTATACATAAATTGGCCGGAGCTATATCCTATCTGTCTGGAGTTCAAGAAGCAGACAATTTTAAAGATGTTCTGCTCTCCTTGGGAAAAAGCGAGGCTTACAGCAAAGCTCTTTCCTGGCTGATAGCTGGTGACGAAAGTTTAAGTGAAGAACTAGCAAAAGGAACATATGAAGAGAATGTGAACGCATTGGATGAAGCACTCTCTATGATTGACTCAAAGGTTTTTCTCAAAGCTGCCAGCTTGGCGAAGAACGTAAGCCTGCTGGCAGCGAAACCGAAGTTGTAGGAAATGATACTCTCTTAGGACAGATCGCATCGTTCATGGAAAATCTGCATCTGACATACCGGGAAGTGGTATATGAAATACCATACAGAAACTTAGTATTAATGCAGCGTGACAAGCTCCATACCGTTACCGGGACGAAGGTTACAAAAGTGAAAGGTAAGGATATGGCCTCACGAAGAAGAAGAAACAAAAAATAGACATGGCAACATTATCAGAGATTTTATATATTTGTCTAACAATTAAATTTTAAAGGCCGAGTCAGAAGAAGAACAAAACCAGGTTGGGAAATAGCTCGACAAGCCGACAGATTAGCTCAACAGCGTTATGGAAGTAACTTTGACAACCCCAATAATCTTGTAAATAGGATAGTAGGCAGGTATCTTGGGAACTTCAATAGGAACGGAACCAGTTGGAATACACAAGTCTCAAAACGTACCTATATGGGGCTTAATGGTGGATGATTTAAGGCGGGATTTCCCGCCTTATTTATTTTCTATGTATTTCTATTATTTTACCTAAATGAAAAGCTATTTGCCAAAAAGCATATAAATCAGCACGTATCATATTTGGTATGAACCTAAAGCCGTCAACCTCAACTATAGCAGTATCACGTTCTTTTGTATATCCAACGGCAATATACAAATATTTGTAAGGTTTAGGTACAAACGGAAAATTTCCGTTATTATAATCGTCAATGAAATATTCTTTATCTGGTTGGGTGACATCAGGATTAAGAACATATTTGCCGTTGCTATCTTTGAGTAAATAGCGGTTTGCGGTAATGCCCTCTTTGATTTCTCTATACTCTTCTTTCTTTGTACCTGCTATTATCTGGTCAAAATAAACTTGCTTTATAGGTAAATAAAGGGTATTCTCTTTAGTAGGCGTTCCCATGATGTTTAATCTTTCATTTTTAATAGTTTCTCCAAATCCTCAAAAGAATGAACCTCATAGAGAGTTCCTTTCACTTTCACGTAGCCATTTACTTCGGAATTTAAAGACTGGCTGTTTACAGATGATGGTATATATCCATCAATAAGCTCTATTACTTGAACACCTAATGTATTTGCGATTTCTTCAAGCATTTTTGTTGTTGTACCATTGCTTAAAGAACGGCTTAAACTCTCCGGGGTTCTTCCCATTTGTACAGCAAGGTCTTTCATCATAATACCTTTTTCTCTACATATTTCTTGTATTCTATACTTCATACATTTTTGTATAATTGATTCAGTAGTGCAAATATAGAGCGAATTATACATAAATGTATATTTAAAGAGTAAAATAATGTTAAACAAGTACAGAATTATACATTTATGTTTGTTTATAATTATACAAGTTTGTATATTTGCAACGTGATAATCAACGAGACATATACAAGAATGTATAATTATATAAAATATAAGACTATGGCAACAGAAAAGAGAAACCTATTAAAAGAGATTATGAGCCTTGCTTGGTCATTTGTACGCAAGAACGGTTATTCAATGAGTGAAGCGTTGAAATGCGCTTGGACTAATATCAAACTTCGTGCATTGCTTCATAAGAAAGTGGTTGAGTTCTATTTCAAGAAAACAGACGGCACGCTGCGTCAGGCTTTCGGTACTTTAATGAGCGGCAGAATACCTGAAACCAAAGGTACGAAGAAAACGGCAGACAACTGTCAGGTATATTTTGATTGTGAGAAAGAAGAATGGCGTTGCTTTAAGAAGTGTAACCTTATAAAAATAGCGTGATTATGAATATAGTAACAGATGCGTATGGCAAAAACATTCAGGCTATTAGCGCAAAAGAATACAACCAATTTTGTCAAATAGCTTCAATGACACAGCCTTATCTAAGATTTGAAGAATCGGCATTTTGCAAGTTAGTAGATATTGCAACATCTATGATTCGAAGTGGATTAGATAATCAAAGTGCTAAAGAGATACTATTGAAATATAAAGAAAAGTATTATCCGTTTGGATTCAAAGAGAATATGAACAAACCTTACATGGCTGACTGTAGAAGGTTTTTGTATCCAAGAATAAAGCCTAATTTCGAACATTATACCCTTATTGAAGTGGATGTATTTATTATGGTTTACAGGGCATGTAAACAATTTATATATTCTGGTCTAACCAATGAATCCGCAGAAGAACTTTTGGGAAAGGTAGAAATGTATAGAAAAATTCTGAGTTAAACCCTCACGCACGACGATTTTGAAACAATCAGCCAAATGTTTGTTCTGAGAATGATAATTTTTAGGACAGATGTTTGGCGGTTGGTAACTTTGCCTTAGAACGAAATGCGCTTCGTGGCAGTTGCGTATGAGATAAAATATTTAGGACATTTCTTTTAAGGGGTAAACTGCCACTTTAGACCTCTTTTAAGATTTGTCCTTATTTTATATAATATGTGCGGTACTGGTACTACCGCACATTATAAACGACTAAATATTATGAATAATCCAGTAGTTTACGATTACAAAGGTAGTCAAAATTCATTTATCAGTGGTGAAAATGTGATGATAAATGCTACACAGATGGCAAAACCGTTCGGTAAAGAGCCAAAGCATTGGTTATTAAACCAATCAACACGTGATTTTATACAAGCATTAAGCGAAGTAAGAAATCTTACTTCGGCTGATTTAGTGAAAGTTACAAAAGGTGGTATTGAGCAAGGTACTTGGATGCACGAAGATGTAGCCTTAGAGTTTGCCCGTTGGTTGAATCCTGCTTTTGCGATATGGTGTAATGACCGTATCAAAGAATTGCTAAAAACAGGTGTAACCACGATAAGCAATGATGATGAAGCAATAGCTTATGCGATGCAAGTATTAAATAAACGTCTTGAACAGGCAAAACAAGAAAAAATTTTGTTAGAACAGAAGAATCTTAGACTTGAAGATGAAGCGAAGGTCAATGCGCCTAAAGTCTTGTTTGCTGATGCAGTTTCAACTTCTCAACGCTCATGTTTGGTTGCCGAGCTTGCAAAGATATTGCAGCAGAATGGCGTGAATATAGGTCAGAACCGTTTGTTCGCTTGGATGCGTGAAAATGGCTACTTATGCTCAAAAGGTCAATATTACAACCAGCCCACACAAAAGGCTATGGATTTAGGGTTATTTGAACTGAAGCAGACGACAATAAACAAGCCTGATGGTTCGATACTTGTTTCTACAACTACAAAAGTAACAGGTAAAGGTCAAGTTTATTTCGTAAATAAGTTTTTGGGTAAAGATGCAGCTTAATTATGAGAGAAGCATTTAAAATAACGGCAGGTTTGCGATTTGGCAGACTTGTCGTTTTAAAACAGGTAGAACGAAAACCTGATGATAAAGACAAGCATTTCAAGTGGCTTTGCCAATGCGATTGCGGAAAAACTTGTGTTGTTCGTTCAAGTAATTTGAGAAATGGGATAACAAAGAGTTGTGGATGTTCAAAGCTTGATATAAAAGATATTACAGGTCAAAGGTTTGGTAGATTGATAGCTTTAAAACATGTTGGATTTGCAAGTAATAACATTGCATTATGGAAATGTAAATGCGATTGCGGTAAAATGATAGTCGCCAGAGAATGCAATTTACATAGTGGTATAACTAAAAGTTGCGGATGTTTACAAATTGAAAGAACTAAAAAAGCAAATTCAAAACACGGTAAGACAAACACAAGACTATATAATATATGGTCTAAAATGAAAGAACGCTGTTGCAATTCCACAAGAAAAGCATATAAAAATTATGGTAAAAAAGGTGTCAGTGTTTGTGATGAATGGCTAAATGATTTTCAGAAGTTTTGCGATTGGGCAATAGAAAACGGTTATAAAGATAATCTTACAATAGACAGAATAAACTCAAATGGTAATTATGAGCCCAATAATTGCAGATGGGTAACTTTAAGTGAAAATGTAAGGCAAAAATATAAATCCAACTTTATAACTGTTGGCGATAAATCTCTAACGATACATGATTGGGCACAACGGCTAAATCTCTCTCAATATGCTTTGCGAAACAGATATAAAGAATTTGGTAAAGAATGGGTTGAAAAAGCAATAAAAACAATATTAGAAACAGGTGATAACACTCACATTTATAAGCGAAAAGAGTACGCTAATGGTAGAATAAGACATCGAAAAAACACAAATACGCAACAATAGGTTTATTGTTTGGTATTAATCATCGTAAAAACTGAATATTAATGAATTGAGGTGTAACTTTAAACAATTAATATTCAGTTTTTAATATATGGCTACACTTGTATTCCGCGTAAGCGCACAATATGATGAAGTTATAAAACTTCGTAATGAGATTAGTAAGCTGGAAGCACAGTTGAAGAAGATGGATGTGAACAAATCTCCTGCAGCCGCCAAGGCTTTGGAAACCCAGTTGGCATCTGCTCGTCAGCAGATGATGGGACTTGTGACAGAAGCTGCAAAAGTTGGAGCTACAATGGAGCATGATTTCAAAAACGGGATTTACAATGCTTCACAAACAGTAAATAATCTTTCAGCGAATATCATATCACAAAGAGGTGTTATCAAACAGTTACAGAATGAGCTCATTCTTCTGAAAGATAAATACCGTGAAACGATTAAGTCTGGCGGTGATACTACAGGAATGTCTGAACAGATAAAGGCTCAAACAGCCAAATTAAGAGAACAGAAAGATGCTTTGTTCGGTCTTACGCAGCAACAGGCAGAAGCCCGTCTCTCAGTAAAAAAACTTAGGGATGAATACTCTGCTTTTAAAGAAGAAGCGGGAGAAACAGCTGAAGTCAATGAGAAAATGACGCTTTCGTTGACTAAGGTTTTAGGGGTTATCGGTGGTGCTGCAGCATTAAAAGGGTTTGTTTCCGATCTTATTAACGTCCGAGGACAATTTCAGCAACTAGAAATTGCTTTCTCTACTATGTTAAAGAGTAAAGAGGCTGCAGACAAACTCATGACAGAACTTGTTGATATTGCTGCTAAAACTCCTTTTGACCTTCAGGGGGTTGCTCAGTCAGCAAAACAGATGATTGCTTATGGCTCATCGGCAGAAAATGTAGGTGATGAACTTGTAATGCTTGGCAATGTGGCTGCTGGTGTTGGCTCACAACTTAGTGAAATAGCCTATCTCTACGGAACATTGAGGACACAAGGAAGAGCTTATGCTGTCGATATTCGTCAGTTTGCAGGTCGTGGTATTCCTATATATGAGGAACTTGCAAAAGTCCTTGGTGTGACAAAAGATGAAGTTTCTGGACTTGTCAAAGAAGGAAAGGTCGGATTCAAGGAAGTAGAACAAGCTTTCAAGAATATGACCAGCGAATCAGGCATTTATTATAACCTGATGCAGGAACAATCAAAGTCTCTTACAGGACAAATAAGTAACCTGAAAGACGCTTGGGATTCTATGCTTAACGAAATGGGCAAGAACACTCAGGGAATAGCATCCGCAGGTATATCTGCCGTGAAAGGTTTAATAGAGAATTATGAGACTGTTGGTAAGACTCTGATAGGTTTGATAGCCACTTATGGAATATATAAAGCGGCATTGATTACGAATATAGCATTAACAAAAAGTTGGGCTGTTGCTGCTCGAACGGATGCTGCAGCAAAAGCCATACAAACAGCTGCGACGAAAGCACAGACACTTGCGCAAACAGCTTTGAACACAGTGATGAAAGCTAATCCGTATGTGCTTATAGCAACAACTTTGGCTGGAGTCGTAGCTGCTATGTGGGCTTTTAATGATAGCGCGACAGCGGCGGAAAAATCCCAGAAAAGGTTCAACGATGAGCAACAGAAATTTATAGATGGGGAGGAGAAGCGAAAACGTAAAGTAGAAGAGCTTATCCGTGTTATTCAGGACAGTACAGAAACTGAATTATCAAAAATAAAATCGTATGAAGAATTACAGAAATATTCTCCTGCCCTCACGTCAGCTTATAGCAAGGAAGAAATAGCTACATTAAATCTTGCTGATGCCCAAAAAAGACTAAAAGAAGAGCGGGATAAGAACAATTATCAGAACATCATTGATAATATAGAGAAAGCAAAAAATGCTATCAAAGAATATACAGAAGCACGTCAGGCAGCTTCTTTGATTTCAAATTCGAATAATCAAGTGGCGATTTATACGTCTAAAATAGAAGATGCGAAAAAGGACTTAGATCAATGGAAATCAGCGTTGGAGGAATTTACCAGATTAAAAAAGCAAGCCGAGGAGGACGCTAAACCTATAGAGTTGAAACTAACGGTAGCAGAAAGAGAATATCAGGATTCCAAGATGAAGTTGGATTACATGTCTGACTTTGTTATAGCCATGAAAAAAGAGGTTGAAGGAACAATGATGCTTCATGTTGACGGCTCACCAGCTGAAATGGATACGGAATCTATAATTAAAGACATTGAGAAAAAAATTAAAGAGATTGATAAGATTCCAATGTCAGTTGAGCAAATGAAGGTTCGTGATGATTTGTTGAAAATTCGTGAATATATGCTACAATGGAAGGAAGAATCGTCAAGAACCGGAATTTTCACTGTTCCTATCCAATTCCAGCTAAAGTTGAACTCACTGAAAATGGATACAAATCAGAAGAAAGGCAAGTTCAATTATCTTACCGGTCAATATGAAAGTGGAAAGCCAGAACTGTTCAAAGATGCTTATAAGAAGGCAGAAAAGACATGGAACAACGCCAAGAAAACTTATGAGAAACTAAGAAAATCTGCCAAGTCAACAAAAGACGAGGTCGTGAAGGCCAAAGAGGCAATGGAAACAGCGGAGAAGTCGTTTAAAGAACTGGGTGGAGATACACTATTTTCCCAAAAACAGGCTAAAGTGGAAAATCAAGCTCTCAAGAGGGCGGAAGCCATTCGCAAACAGGCGGAGATACTTAAAAACTTGGAGAAGAATCAATCTCTTGACCGTAAAAGAGATGCTGTTGAATTGGAAAATCAGGTTGAGCAAGCCCGGATAAACGCTATGGCTGACGGCAGTGATAAGACTATTGCACAAAGAGAATATGATAATAAAAAGGAACTGGAAGCAATAGACCGGGCTAAAGAAGAATATATCCAAAAAGAAATTCAAAGACAGAAAGAAATCTTCGATGCAAAAGAAGATCTTAGAGCTAAACAAAATCCAAAGTATAAAAAACGCAGTTTCGACTCTTCCAATATCACGGTAGACAGTTCATCTTATGACTTGTTAAAAGAATATACTGAAAAAAATCAAATCCAAAATGAGGTTAATGCTCAAAAAGAAGCACTAAACGAATACCTCAAGAACTATGGCACATATCACCAGAAACGCCTAGCAATATCTCAGGAATATTCAGACAAGATCAACAAGGCTCAAAGCGAAGGTGAACGCCTTTCGTTACAAGCATCAATGGATGATGCACTGTCTAAGCTTGATTTTGAACAGATAAAAGGAAACATGAACTGGGAAGATGTATTCGGTAACCTCGGAGATATGACAATCAGCCAACTCGAAAGAATACGTCAGCAGCTAAGGAACATGCTTTCAGACGGAAATCTCGGACTTGAAGAATACAAAACTGCCGTAGAACAGATAGATAAGATAAATACTGCAATCGTTGAAAAAAACGATGAGGTTAAGAACACACTTGGGCTAATACTGCCCATGACACAGAGACGCAAAGAAATAGAGATGGAAGTGGCAGAGGCTGAGCGTACCGTTAATTCGTTGATGCACGAAATGATGGAAATGCAGAATAGCCTAAACCAACAAAGAGAAAGCGTAGCAGGATATTTGCAGACATCAGGAATAAGTGTCGGGGCAAAAGATATAATTACTTCCAACTTTGACAACATACTATCGCAAATTGGCGGTTTATTTGGTGAAGACAGCGATATTTATAAAAATGTAAAGAAATCATTTGATGATATAGCTGGCAGTGAACGTAAACTGACAACCACAACCCAGAAATTGGTAAAAGCACAAAATGATGAATACGGAGCAAGAACAAAACTCAACAATTTCCTTACCAGTTTCGGCAATAAACTACAGGCTATAAGTGACATAATGTCACTAATTAATTCAAACATTCAATCACTCCCCGACCTATTCAGTCAATTGGGTGTTGATATGAGTAGTGATTTTGGCAAAGGTATAAGCGATTTGGCTAATTCATCTCAGTCTGCATCGAACTTCATAAAAGATGCTATGAGCGGCAATTTTGTCGGAGCATTATCTAATGGTATAGGTGCCGTCAAGGGAATACTAAGCGGATTCAACAATATCTTAGGCCTGGGAATAGGTAAAGGAAACGTTGAATATGTTACAGAACTTACAGAGAAATTGACTGACAGCAATGACAGACTTCGTGATAGCATAGACCGTCTAAAAGACAAAATGGACGAAAGCGCAGGAGGTGAAGCCATAAAAAACTACGAACAAGCAAAAGATGCACAAGAGCAACTGAATCGTCAAACTCTTGAAATACTGAAAGCGCAAATGTCTTACACTGGAGCACACCATTCAAACGCATACTATTGGGGTGAGGCGATAGATGGTAATGCGACCACAAGTTCTCGAATATATGACAGCATAAATAAAAGCCTTATCGAATGGTTAAAAACAAACCCTAACGCAAACTACAGTATCAGTTCTGTTAATTCATATGAGGACATGTTCAAACTGACGCCAGAACAGATGGCATATATACGAGACTACAATCGTGAAATATGGAATGAAATAACCGACATCGGCAAATATGACAAGTCTGAATATTGGGAAAACTATGCAGATCTTGCCGGCCAGCTAGAAAATCTGACCGAACAAATAAATGAAAATCTCACGCAAGTGTCATTTGACAGCCTGAGAGACAGTTTTATGAACACACTGCTTGATATGGATGCAGATGCACAAGACTTTGCTGACGACTTTGGAGAATACATGATGAAGTCTTTGCTGAACTACCAGCTTGGAGACGTATTTGATGAAGACTTGAAAAAATGGTATGACGACTGGGCGCAAATGATGAGTGGGCAAAATGGAAACCTTACAGATGACCAAATGAACGAATTGAAGGATAGATGGGAAGATATGGTAGATGAGGCACTATCAATGCGTGACAGCATAGCAGATATAACCGGATACAAGGGAGGAAGCGAAGAACAACAGTCTGCATCTTCAAAAGGATTTGAAACAATGTCTCAAAATGCTGCCGATGAATTAAATGGCAGGTTCACTGCTTTATATGAATCGAATTTGCGTATTGAGACATCAGAACAACAACAGACAGTTGCTATTACAGAATTGAGAGGTAATATAAGTGCATTAACAGCACAAGCTGTTGGAATTTATAATATAGCCGATGAAACAAGAACCATATTGGCCAACTCATATTTGGAATTACAAGAAATACGTGAAAATACAGGATATTCGGCTAAATATCTAAAAGATATTAAAGCAGACATCGCTGAAGTGAAACGAAATACATCAAGATTATGACAGGAGATTTAATAATTAACGGAAAAGATGCATTTATTACCTGGGGTGTACGAATGGGAGACGGCTTCCTCGATGCTATTGATGGCTTCAATGAGATGAAAGACTACATTGAAAATGAAAGCCGTATTGAACACGGCAAAAGGATGATAACAGACAATGCACGTGTTGCATCACGAGAAATAGCCCTGCAGTTCACCATTGAAGGCTCTTCTGAAAGTGATTATCGGGCAAAGAAGAAAGCCTTTCAGGCTGAACTGGAAAAGGGAACCGTAAAAATCAATGTTCCTTCTCTTGGAAATGAAGTTTACAAGCTGGTTTACTTAGGGAAAAGTTTATCTTACGGAATGAACTTAGCTCGTTGTTTTGGTAAGGTTTCGAGCAAATTCTGCGAGCCAAACCCGACAGACAGAAGCGAATAACAAACATTTCCCTTCTTGTTTCAAATGGAAGTTCTAAAAATTAGAACTTCCATTTTTCTTTAACGAACTTTGAACCGATATGGATGCAAAAATTGATATATACGGAATATCTGGAGATGTTATCTGTTCTGTGCTTATAACAAAAGATGCTGTAAGCCATGAAGAACTGATGACCTCAGACTATATACAATTGTCATGGAATGATGACAAGACTATAGTATTGCCTGCAGGAGCATATATTATATATCAAGATGAGAAATACTCACTTATTGAGCCATATCTACCTTTGCGTGAGAATGAAGCTGAATATAAATACACGCCACAATTCCATTCCAGAATAATGATCTGGGACAAAATTCCCGTACCTTTATATACATATGAAAGTGACGGATTGACGATTAAAAGCCGAGAAATGGACTGGGACTTTACAGGCTCTCCTGCAGATGCAATGTACATGGTAAAACAGGCCATCAAGAATGAAACAGGAGAAAACTGGACCATACAACTGTCAGAAAGTCTTCCGGCTACAATTACAATATCGTCACAGTCAACCTCCATTTTCTCTAATCTTAATAATATCGCCGAAGAATGCGAGACAGAATGGTGGACTGACAAAAAAACAAATACCATTTATCTCTCTGAATGCAAATATGGAACACCTCTAAAGTTAATTGTAGGTGAAAACGTCAGCGTGCCGTCTGTAAGCGAAAGCAAAGACGGTTACTATACACGCTTTTATGCCTTTGGATCCACACGAAACATTACACAAGAATATGACAGCGGTCAAGCAACAAACCATATTGCCAACAAACGCCTTGGTCTTGACCCAACAAAATATCCCGGAGGCTTCAAGGATATAAAAGGACATTTTGAAAATGGAGTATTTACTTCAGACCTTATGCCTGGAGAAATCTTCATAAAGACATTGTTTTTCGATAAGATTTTTCCTTCATCCAAATTAACGATATCTGATGTAAGAGCCAGACTAAAATATCGTCTTGACAATAATGGCAATAAAATAAAGATTGGAGGAACTGACGACGAACCTGTTTATGAACAGTACGCTATATGGTATTTTCAAATTGAAAACTTCAATTTTGACAAAGAGAGCATAATTGATGGTAAAAATTTATCGGTTTCATTTGAAAGCGGGCAACTCGCAGGACGAGATTTCGAACTTAAATACTACGATAAGCCAGAAAAGAAAAATGACGAAGCTGATGTAACTACTTTCGAAATTAAAACAGGAGATTATGAAATAATTATAGATGAAAGCACCGGAAATATAATACCGGGCTTATCGTATATAATACCACAAAACGGAGACCAGATAATTCTTTTCAACATAATAATGCCCTCCGAATATGTTTCTTCTGCTCAGAATGAACTTGAAAAAGAACTGGATAAAGCAATCTCAGATGCAAGTAAGGACAATAATTCATATGAAGTGGAAAGTTATCCTGAAAACTTCTATGAACATAGTTATGACACCCATCTTGGTCAAGAAGTAAATTTTTACAATGGAGACAATATTTTGAATAGCCGTATCCTAATGGTCGAGAAACATCTGGACTTCCAATATGAACAGACCATAAGAATTGGCAATGAGCATATTAAGGGTAATACTCAGGAACTTAAAGAAGAAGTTGCAAATGTAAATCAGAATATTGATATCATAAAGGCATTCAACGAACTCTCCACATCTCTTTCCAACGCTTACGCTAACGCACAGCGTGAAATGATTGAAGGTTTTGCCGCAATAAAAAATATATGGGAATTTGACAATGATGAAAGCCATTGGAGTACAGACAATAATGGTGACAAGAGAAAAACAATAAAATCAAAATATAATGTATGGAGTTCCGGGTACATTTCTGCTTTAGGGACCAATACATCAGAAGATTCTTCAGGCACAGGCTCATTCGACCTTCTACAGGACTGGGATAAATATGTTGACTCAACAGCTAAAAGCATGGCTCTGTCAGCTTTTTTAGGCAAAGACCTGTTAGACCGTGTTATCTCGCTTGAAGAAGGACAAAAAGGACACAAGATTACCATATCAGGCTCAGGAAATGTCGTTGTTAATGTAGAAGAAAGTAGCGACGGTGGCACCCTTACATTCACGAAGGGGAATATAGATCTTAGCGGTTATGCAACAAAAACAGAACTTGAAGCAGTATCAAAGAAAACTGATTCTGTAACGCAAAGGGTTGACGAGTTCCTGGGAGGCTCCGACACTGACGGCATAATAAACAAATGGAAGGAGCTGGAGGCTTTTCTGGACGGCCAGCAGCAGGGAACTACACTCAGCAGCCTGCTTGACAAGAAAGTTGACAAGACAATACAGGTTAAAGCTGGAGAGGGGCTTTCCGGCGGCGGCGCACTTAGTGGAAATGTTACATTGAGCCTTGCCACGGTAGGAACGGCAGGAACATACACGAAAGTAACAGTCGACAAGTACGGACGAGTAACCGGCCATGCTACATTGAGTGCATCCGATATTCCTACGCTTGAAATATCAAAGATAAACGGCCTTCAGGAGGAACTGGATAAGAAGTTGAACATAAGTGACTTTGGCAACAAGTTTGCAACTGAAATGGCAAACTGGTTTAAGAAGGACACTGAAGGCAATGTGTTTGTCGCTAACTCTAAGGGCTTTTATTCGGAGTCTTTCGTTTCTGCAATGGGCAAGAGTTCTGGCGGCAGCGGAGGATCTTATGAGCGTTTGGACAGCTGGAGTGACTATACAGAAGACAAGGCTACATGGGTGTTATCAGCTTTGCTTGGCAGCAACCTCAATACACGTGTGTCAGCTTTGGAAGCCGGTGGCGCAACCTCTGTTGTAACGAGCGGAACAGGAAATGTGGTTACTGCAGTTACAAAGAGCGGCAACGTTATAACCGCAACAAAAGGCATAACAGCTTTGACTTCGCACCAAAACATTTATGCCCTTACTTTACAGGGTAATGGAAGCTCAATCGGCACATTCAATCCTAAGACCGGTAACTCGACTATAAATATCACTGCAGCTAATATCGGAGCAGCAGCCTCTAGTCATACACACAATTATTTGCCTTTGACAGGGGGAACTATTACAGGCGAACTTTCTTTTAAACCTACGGATTCTTCTGACGCCGCCCCAAAAATATATTCTTCCACAGCAGAAGGAGGAGTTACAAATTTAAACTTTGCTGTCGCCGACGATAGTAATGATAGTTTCATTTTTAGAATGAATTATTATAAAAATACTAATGAGGCGGACAGAGAACGTTTTATAATAAATTGGGACGGTGTTACCTCAAAGGCAGCGATTACAGCTCCTTCATTCAATGGTAATTTGAATGGTAATGCTTCGACTGCTTCTAAACTTGGAACTTCAACCGTTGGAGGAACAGCAAAGCCTATATATCTTAACGCAGGAACGGCAACAGCTCTTTCAGCGACAGTCGGCAGCAGCTCTTTGCCTGTATATCTTAATGCTGGAACACTAACTCAGTGCGGCACAAGTCTTGGGGTTTCAATAACAGGAAATTCTGCAACAACAAATCAGCTGAATGTTTCAGTACTTACATCTCAGTCTCTTGCTGATTATAAAACTTCCGGCCATTTGTATTATGCGGGAGGAAGCAACACTGTTTCAGACAAGCCGAGTGGTGTTGATGCTTTCGGTATGTTTACAATGCAGACAGCAAGCGGATGGCAAGGTCAGATACTAATGGCATCCAACACAGCGACAAGTTTGTATTGGAGAACAGCAAATAATAATTTTAATGGTGGTTGGCGTAAGATATTAGATTCTTCAAATTATGGCGAGTATGCATACAGCAAGACTGATGCCGATGGTCGCTTCGTTAATTTAAGTGGAGATACAATGACAGGAACATTGAAGGTTCCTGAGTTGCGTTTTACTAATGGAACAGCTATTTGGTTCGACCAATACGGTAATGTCACTTTTGGTTCAACCAGTTCTTCTAATTGGTGGTATATAGGCTCTTCTAGCAATTCACCCTCGATAGCAGTAAATTTTGGAACAGGAAATGTCGGCATCGGTAAAACGGCATCTACTACTTACAAACTTGAAGTGAATGGGGATGTACATGCGAACTCGTTTATTGGCAGTCTTTCCGGCAACGCCTCTACTGCTTCAAAGTGGCAGACCGCAAGAACTGTCACAATGAACGGTTTTGCCGATTGTTCTTTCAGTATTGACGGAAGCTCAAATGTTAGCTTTGACTATAAGCCTTATAATTTCTATCTTTCGGTAAACAACAAAAATAACTATCCTTGGCACCGTATAGCTAAAATAGGGCCTATAACAGCATTTTATCAAGATAAAGAAGTCACTTTGTTGCTTTCACAAGGTTACGATGGTGGTAAATGGGGTATAGTAAGAATCACTTTAAGAACAAATAGTACCGGCACTGTTTCTACAGCCCATGTAGAATGGCTTAATAGAAGAGCATTTAACAGAACTGATGTTAAGATTGGATTGTACAATGCTTCCGGAGAAACTTATGCTGATGTATTTTTATGGACTAACGGTGCTTATTCTAGCGTAACTGGTTTGGTGCTAACTCAAGGAGGAAGAGGCACTTTAGGCAGGACATGGACTCTTGTAAATTCCTCAGAAGTAAATAACACTACCACTACCGACAAGTTGACATCAACAGAATGTTGGACCTCAATAGAAGTGGCAGCGGAAGAGCTGCATAAGAAGGCTTATACCAATATTATTGAGGCCGATGATGCTGGCGGGGTCGGAATACTTTACGATCATGGTAAACTTACAGCTATTTCCGGCACCACAATGCCAAACGAAGGTTTAAGGCTATATAGGGCTTATAATAATGGTTATCCTGCCGCTTATGGAAACCTTATGAGTGTTCGCGGTGAAAATTCAGGTGCAGGAGAACTCTTGCTTGAATGGAAAGGAAGCACAGAACTTGGCCATATATATTACAGGAGTAAGCGTGACAACACAAGCAGCGGATGGTCGAGCTGGGGAACTCTTGCGTTCCTGACAGATAACGTGGCTAGCGCAACGAAGCTGCAGACCGCCCGCTCAATCAACGGTACCAGTTTTGACGGTACAGAAAATATTACCACATTTAAATGGGGATCATCACGCAATATTTATATTCGTGATGCATCACAGACACACACAGGAGAGGCCGTTAGTGTTGACGGGTCGTCAAATGAATACCTGTTACTTCCTAAAGATGTGGCATTCGATCAGATAACAATAAATACAAAGCTGATTTCAAATGGGCAGACTGACTTCAACAAACAGTGGCTGAAGAATGTTGGCGGTATATGGTTTGGTTCAGCAGACAGTTCAAGTGTTTTTGCCAGCTTTGACGGCGACGGCACGCAGACAGGTTTACAGAGTAAAGTCGGCACAAGCATATATTTCGGTTGGCGCGGCGGCACAAGAGCTATGACAATAGACTCAGCCGGAAATGTCGTTATAGGTAACACATCTACCGTAAATTCAGCATATAAACTTGATGTAAAAGGAGATGTGAGAACACAGGGAGATATTGTGCCGTATTCAAATGGGCAATACAATATCGGTAGTTCGGGCGCAAGATGGAGCGCTTTGTTTACACAAGGTATTGAATTATATGGTTTTACCCCTTATATAGACTTCCATTTCAATAATTCATCTGCAGATTATACCAGCAGAATAGTTGAAGTTGTAAGCGGGTGTCTGGCTATTAACGGAACTTTGGCTGTCTTGAAAAGTGGAAATGTTGGTATCGGTACGACGTTACCGACTGAGAAACTATATGTATCTGGAAACATTGCAGCTACCGGAGCCGTGACAGCCTTGGTATTGAGCAGCAGTTCTGACATAAGGCTGAAGGACATACGGAAAAATGTATGCCTTTCCGTTGAGGAAATCGCAAAGGCGCCTGCAGTGGAGTTCGCGTGGAAGAAAACCGGAGATTTGGCAGTAGGTTCTATAGCCCAGTATTGGCAGCCTATTTTACCGCAGGCAATACATAAACGCGACAATTACCTGAGCATGCAGTATGACGTGATAGCTCTGCTTGCATCAATAGCTAACGCCAGACGCATACTCTCGATAGAGAAAAAGATAAAAGAACTCGAAGAAGAAGTTAAACGTTTAAAAATATCATAGCATGGGAGTAATAGACGGAAACATAGTATCAGCCCCACTGAACACAAGAGATGTAGGCTCTGTTCTTGGATCATCATCGAATGATGTTGGTACGCTTTGCACGCATGCAAACATCAACATGTGGGCAAAATTCAAGCCCGTGCCGTTGCGTGCTATCTTTCCTGAAGATACCTTAAAAGGTTCTTCAGACTGGAATGGAAATCCTCAGTCAAGTTCGCATAAGCCTTGGTGGTATGGCGATGGCGACCAGCCGGCATACACGGTCCCTGTCATAAGCGAACTTGCAGATATGGGAAGTAACGGCAACCAGAATAGTGATGCTGTATGGCGGTATAACAGACCTACCGGCAAAGGTGCCAGTGCGGCATATCCTGACTTCCCTTTCAGGCTGACAGACTTCGTAGGTTACAGACACGACGCAAGACCGCCATTCACGGTAAACCTTCCTACAGAACTGACAGCTGACAATTTTTCATATTTTGGCGTTGACATGCCGGACCGCGAACAGGGCGAGCTTGATTTGTCTGACATTTGCGACATACTGCATCTGAGTGCAGTATATATAGGCATAATAATTAAGAATATAACGCGTGGTATAACAACGGCTTATGTAAGCACGACGGCTCTCAATGCCAACAACAGCGACAGTTGGGCTATACCGGTTGTAATAAACAATGGCTCAACCATCGAAAACGGAGGCGCTGGACAGACTATATCAGAATCAGATACGATAGATGTCTATCTGTTTCTTTCTACTTCTGCAGGTGAGACAAATTGGGAGGCGATGACAAAATATAGTGCATTGCTTACTTCCAGCATGCACATCTACAGGAGATATAAGGGATATAGCCATAATATCAAGATTTTCACAGGTACATATACGTATGTCCTGGAAGCAGAAAACATCCTTGATTGGGGCAAGACATGGTACTACAAGGACAGCGACGGAAACATATTCTCTTTCCGAAAGACTATTGACCAGATTTCAAATCCGGACTCAAAAGTTACCGTTAAGCTCACCAGCGGAAGTACTGCATACGATTCACTGCGTGCCACAATTGTACAGAGAGGCAAGGTAAAGGACAGCAATACAGGACAACTGACAGAGATAAATCTCGTCTACGCCTTGGCATATAATGAGGGTGCAGGAATGATTGGTACATCAAACAAGACCCTAGTGCTCGGTACTAAGTTTAATACAATCTCATTTGCAGCATACCCCACAGAGGAAGACGCCAACCGGGAAAGCAACATACAATGGATGCGAGGCATGCCGATAGTCCAGAACATAGAATATAACAACGCGGATGCTAATCTTGAAGGCGCAATTACGGGTAACAAGCTGGATGTAACCGTAGTGATTTCGCCTTCATCTCAATATACACGAATAGACCTCACCAACAACGGTACACCCGTTAGCGTGGGATAATGATATTAACTTTTAAAACATACAATTATGGTAGAAATTACTAGTAAGACAACAACAGCGAACTTTAACTACAGTGATGAAACTTACCTTATCAGCGGTGAATACCGTGCGAATATGGAGGGTAAAATGGAAAGTGTTTCAATGAACATTACAGACACCGAAAAAACCTACAAAGGTTCTGCGAATGCCTATCCAGACGGAGATAATGTGAAATACAATATCTCATCGGTGGATATTAACGACATGTCTAAGATAGCTCAAAGCATTAAGACATGCGTTGACGAACTGAAGGTTAAAGTGGAAGAATAACATACTGTAAAGTTAGAGAGAAAAATAAGTTTAATAAAAAACATTAATTAATAAGTTATGAAAAAAATATCAACTGAAAAGATTTTGAGTGTTTTCAACCTTATCAACGACGCCAAACTCACAAAGATGGATGATGAGGACAAGTTCAGAATGATTAAAATCATCCGCGTTTTGAAGCCGGTGGCAACCAACTTTGAGGACTTTAAGAAAGACGCCAGCGAAAAGCTGAAAGGTGAGAACCATGAGGAGATGCTCGAAAAGGCTCAGAAATGGCAGACTGAGGGTGAAAATACAACCCTTACCGAGGCTGAACGTATAGAGATAAACAAATACTTCACCGACTATAACAACAAGATTGTTGAGTGCCTGAAGGAAGAAGCAAAGAAGGAGAACGAGTTGGACTACGAGTCACTGGGTGCCAGTGCCTTCGGAAAGTTCGTAGCCAGCAACGACTGGACTCTGGGCGAGATTACAGCGATTGAGGAAGTTATTTAATAAGGGGAATTGTCGTTCACACGGCAATTCCTCTATAAATTTACTGATATGTTCGAACAAGATGTTTATATGAACAGCGGCACCAGAATGTTTACTTTCGCCATGATGGGCAACGAACTTGTTGCCGTGATATATGATGCACGCTGGTTTTTGGCGACGATACTTTTATGTGTATTAGCTGACTTACACTATGGTTGGGGCGAAAGCAGCAAACGATTCAACATGGCCAAGAAAAAGGGCGATAAGTTGGTCATGGCGCAGTATAAGTGGCGCACGTCTAGGGCTATCAGAAGGTCAATCAATAAGTTGATGGACTACCTGATGTGGGTGAGCATAGGTGCTTTTATTGGCATGGCTCTCCTTAAGCCTATAGGTATTAATTACATGATAGGCGGTTTTGTAGCCACTTGTATTGCCGTCGGTTGCGAAGCAAAGTCTTTCTCTGGTCATTTCTTTTGGCTTCATGGGGTAAGGATTAAAGAAAAGAGTATTAAGGGCTTTTTCAAGGCGTTTGTCGTTGCTTTCGCAAAGCGCAAGAACAAAGACATAGGTGAAGCCTTGGAAGCCGGTTTTGATGAAATAGATAAAAAGTAAAGTTATGAGAAGCATTAAAAGAATTTTTGTACATTGCACGGCCGGTAGTCAGAAACAGACAATAGAGGATTTGAGAAAAGAGTTTAAGAACAAAGGCTGGAAGAACCCCGGCTACCATTATGTGGTCATGCCTGATGGCACGATAAAACAGATGCTCGGAGAGGAAAAAGTGAGCAATGGTGTTCAGGGCTACAACTCGACATCTGTTAATGTTGCCTATGTAGGCGGCATAGACTCAAATGGCAAGGCGGTAGACAACAGGACGGAAGCCCAGAAAGCAAGTCTTGTAAAGCTGCTTAAAGAATTGAGAGGCCGTTATCCGAATGCTCAGATTCTCGGTCACAGGGACATAAGTCCTGATACGAACCACAACGGCAAGGTTGACTCATGGGAGAGGATTAAGGAATGTCCTTGCTTTGATGCCATAACAGAATATAAAGGTATATAGTTATGGGAATGGTTAAAAGGTTGTTATATCTCATTATCACCTACATCATATTGAGTTCGTTGGCTGGATGCAAATCTGTTCAGTATGTGCCTATGGAGACTGTTAGAACCGACAGTATTTATGTCGACAGATACCAGCGTGACAGCATATATCAACGAGACAGCGTATTCGTCAACAGATGGACGGCTGGAGATACCATATATCAGGATAAGGTCGTTTGGAAGTATGTGTATCGTGACAAGGTAAAATATGACACGGTGGCCATATTGCGTTCAGATACAATAAATGTCCCCTACCCTGTTGAATGCAAACTGAGTAAATGGGAACAGCTTAAATTGAATGTTGGAGGATGGGCTATAAGCATTATCATTATAATAGTCTTGATTGTAATGGGATGTATGGTATACAAACTAAAAAAGTAAGCTATAAAAGGGCTGTGTAATAGTATTGCTACACAGCCCTGATTTTATTGAACTTTATCCGTAATCTCTCTGACAATAGTTTTAGGAAGTAATTTAGCATATACGCTTTCAGTAGTTCTTATGCTAGAATGCCCCAAAACTTTTGATACGACTTCCATGCTGACGCCTCTATTTAAAAGTAACATCCCGCAGGTCCTTCTACCCCAGTGGCTTGCAATATCTTTATTTATCCCGGCATAATCAGCAATAAGTTTCAATCTCATATTATATTGTTGAATGGAAAATTTTGGCAGATTGTCACCATATCGTTTCACAATTTCCATCACATCAGGCAATAGCACTGCACAATATTCTATTCCGGTTTTATTTCGCTTTGCATTAATGTAATGGTGTCCATCAATTTCCTCTATTCTGGAAAAGTCAAAGTTCATTAAATCTGAAAATGACAATCCTGTAAGGCATTGTATTACAAACAAGTCTCTTACTTTTTTAAGACTTTCTGTCGGCAGTTCTGCAGCCTTGAGTGCTTGAAATTCTTTTTCTGACAGAAATCGACCTATCTCGCTCTCACCTTTGACTATTTTTATTCCGATGTAAGGATCTGCTGATATGAGTTCATGTTTGATAGCATCATGAATATAAGTTTTCATAAATTTGTGGTAAGAACAAATTGTTGTCTGCTTTATATTCTGCTGATGCAAGAATTCGTCATATCCGATTATATTCTTTTTTGTCAGATCGGAGAAATAAATGATTTTGCCATACTGTTCCAATGAATTTATGAGTTTCTTATGATTCTTCTTTGTAGAATCTCTAATGTCATTTCTTTGATCAATTCTCATAAGGATATATTCCAGGAACTTCATTTCCTTTTTATCCTCGTAATCCAGAAAGCTCTCTAACTTCTCAAATGTAAAAGGTTCGTTCTTTTCCATCAGCGAAGATATAAAATTGTCTATACGCTCTTTAACAGCATTTATACGCTTATTAAGCGCAACCATTTCAAAGCAATTGCATACAAACTCTTTTTTATTATACTGATTTTTAAAAACTTTAACACCAGTACTTATATATTTCTTCTTTCTTTGAAAAAGGATTTCAACTTGAATCAACGCCTTTTTCTCATTTGTTGCGGTATTTTTTCTATCGAAAACGAATCGTGTGGTAGGATAATCTGTCATAACTAATCGTACTTTGGTAGAACACAAAGGTAGAACAAAAGTAGAACATATTGGCAAAAAACGGCAAAAATCAGCAAAAAACGATACCAATATTTTCTACCTTCGGAATTACTATCAAATAGCGATTACATCGTAAACCGCTGATTATCAACAAAAAAGGACACTTAATATAGTGTCCTTTCTGTGATTCCGTTGGGACTTGTATTTATTTTGTATTCCACTGTCTATCAATA